TCTCGCCGCCTGGCTGTGCAGCAGGCGTCGCTTCCTGTGCCGCCGCAGGCTGCGTCGCAGACTCTGTCGTTTGTGGCACTGCAGGCAATGCCGGCATTGCTGGCGGCTCCACCGGAACAGCCGGCAACGACGCCGGCGGCACGGATTTTACTGCGGCCGTGCGTGCCGGCTTCGTAGCCGGTTTGCGTGGCTTGCGTGGCTTTCGCGGCTTATCGGGCGTGAGTACCACCGGCGCTTGAATAATCTTTCGCGGCTTAGTGGTCTTGGCCTTGCGCAGTTTGCCGAGCAGTCCTAATTGTTCGGCCAAGCTCATCGGCTTTCCTTCCGCGTTGGTCGGCGGCGTACGCAGTCGTGGCTTTGCGCGCTGCGCAGCCGGACGATCCGTCGGCTTGCTTGTTGTTTGTACTTTACCGGCAGCCAACCGTCGGAAAAAGTCCGCGCGATGATCGATCTGGTTCTTCACTCTCGGGTATTTTTTTGCCATCTAACAAGTCTCCCAGCAAAAAAAGCAAGGCAGCACAGTGTGTAGGCTGCCTTGCCAGTTATTTGATTCTGCGTCCTTTCAGCTTGCAAACGTGCTCATTCTAACCAATACCATCGACGACCAAAAACGCCGTAACGTACAGCAACCGGCGCATATGGAACAGCGACAGGCATCGTCGCGTAGGGTACCGGGGGCGCAACATATACACGGCGCGGTAGCGCGTATATCGGCCCGGGTGGCGCCACGTCAAAAACCGGCGCGGCTATTACAGTTGTTGTGTACGGCTGTCTGCAGATCGGACAACACACTTGCGCGTCGGCCGCCGCTGTCGCCATCAACAAAATTAACAACATGACCAGTGCTACAATAAGGCGTTTCCCCATGTTTGCTCCTTATCGACTTAACACTTTTTCCCATGTCTGTTGGAACATTTGCTTACGGGCTTGCAGCCCAATGTCCGTGTGTTGTTTCATTCTCCTCAAAACTCGCCGGCTTTGCAAGAGCATTAGAGTATGCTGCAAGAACCGCCGCCAATCCGGCATCGCTTGTGGCACACCTAGCCAGTTGGAACGCATGTTGCAGGGGACCAGGATCGCGTTCTCCTTTGCCCGTAAATACTCATTCTGTGGGGGTATGTCCCAAGCGAGCACCGGCACGCCCATGTGAAGTGCCATCAATCCTACCGTTGCCAGTCCCTCGTGCTTGGCTGGCCACAACACCAACTGGCTTGTGCCGTAGAGCCCAACTTGCCGTACGAGATTCGGCTTCACGACGCGAATAAACCGCTCTGGATATCGCTTACAAAGCGTACGTACCCGACGTAACGCTTGTAAGGTCCACTGCGCGCCGCTCGATATAGTAAACCGAACGTCTGGGACGCTTCGAACGATATGCTCCCCGATCGACAATACTTCCAAATCGCTGCGGCCAGTCTGTGAGTCATGCAGTGGCAAAAAAATCGATAAAGTAGAGCCGCCGCTGCCAGTCGCGTTCTCGCAAATTGGCAACGGCGCGCTCCACGGCGCAATGTATGGATAGAAATGCGTGTCCGCACTGCTCCACCGACGACAAACAGCTTCGCAGGCGCAGCGGTGCGGGAATACCAACGAGTCGATGCAACAGACCGCATGCTTGTGATGCGGTAAGAGTTCATCCCATACGACAAGCAAGACGGTCTCAATGCCGTGCTCACGACACCAAAGCACATCGCGCGCCGGAGGCGGTGCCGTCCAAATGACATGTGAACAGCCCAGCGCCCACTCCCTAAAGTCGGCCTTTCGGGCATCAATTACGCGGCTGTCCCAGTGCGGCGATACTTCCTTGCGACAAACAGGTCCGGCCAGGATCGTCGGGCGCATGCCAAGATTCTCGGCGATTTCAGCTAGCTGCAACGCAGCCCGCGAGACCTCGTGCTTGAAATACCGTGTTACGATTCCGACCTGGTCTGCCATGCAGTCCTCCTTGTTGATCTATCTTACAAGACCGCTGATAAGGCTGCAAATACATTCTACCCTGTCGGCATCGGCGCCATGGATTGCTGCTGTGTGGCTTGCGCGGCCTGCTGCATCATGATCTGCCCGCGCTGCTTGGCCTGATTATCCAACGCCTCGAGACGACTTTTGACAACGCTATGCAACATTTCATTACGCTGCTTTAGGCGTCGCAACGCGCTGATCCGTTGTGTCGATGGCAGGCCGAAAATTTGTTGTGCCAATGTGGTGGCTATCTCGTATAGCTCCTGCGGCGTTATAGTCTCCAACTCGCTCACCGGCAACTGCGCCAACATTGCTTCAACCGGGTCCGTCGGGACCATTCCCGCCCCTGCTGCTGGCGGAGCGCCTTCGGATGGGCTTTGGACTTCGTTCCCTGCCGCAACTCCGCCAGCAGCGCCTGCCGGCGCCGGTGGCCCTCCCGTAACCCCGGCGCCAGGCCCAGCAAGCAAACCTTGCGCCATCTGGTCGCCCAGGCCTGCCTGCTCTAATTCGGTTTGAACTTCTTGTGACCGCTCAGCTACGTATTTCTGCTCATCCAAGAGGCGGTCCTGCTCTTCATGGAACTTGAGCCCAATCGACTTGAGCCCCGTAGTCTGGCTAATCTGCTGCCCCATCATCAATTGCAGCTTTGCCAACTGCCGATTCAGATCGTCGGCATGTGACGGCCGCTCCAGTCGCGCTGTCACTTCGTCCCACGACAGGGCAGTGCTAATTTTGCTGACTAACCACTGCAAAAAGCGATTTAGCATATAGACAAGATGGGTCCAGCTGCTCTCCATCAAGCGCAACGCCGTCGGAGCCGCCTGGAGAGTAAGCGACCCTTTGTAAAACTCAACCGGCACATTCATTGAATTGAGCAGCGTATCCATTCCTTGGTCCATTAGCTGGTAAGGCGCCATCTCGCTGGCTTCGGCACCGAGTGCTTGGTATCGGATCGGGAACGGCAACGAAAACCACGATGTTGGGTCGATACGGCGCTGTGCCAACATTGAATTGATCATGCCGGTCACGCCGCCCATGTCCGCCGTGAATAGCGGATCGCCCATCATGCCATTTTGACCGCCTGAGCCAGACCGAGGCTCTGGCGTCAGCACGCGGAATGGAATAATGTAGTCTAGCCCGATCGCTTCGTTGTAGCGATGTAGAACCTGCACGTACCAAGCCTGCCGGAAGTTTGTCAAGACTCGACTGATGCCCCAGCCTTTGTTCAATACGCCGCATAACGTGTCTTCTTTGGCATGGTAAATGACATCCGAGTTGAAAAGGATGTGTTTATTTTGCTGCGCTGCTTGAACAACCTCCCACGGCGCATGCTCGAGGATGTGCAACGTGCCACGGGTAATGTGTGACTTGTAATAGGCTGGAATGCGCCAAACGTGCGCCGTCGCTTCAGAATACGGATCCCACAGCAATTCAATCTCGTGTATATTCCAGCGCTTGACAGTCAGATCGTCCTCTTCAGAAGAGCGTCTATCGGTATGCGTCCAACGACCCGCATATCGACACTTCGGACATGTTGCACGAAATTCGTTGACCCACCGGAATTTGTATGCCGCATTGTTGGCAACGGTTTTTAATGGCGCTTCATATCCGCACTTTGGGCATGATAGGTAGCGACGAAATGGAATAATCACCGATCCAAGGTAGTTGCCGTAGGTCAAATAATCGAGCGCAGCCAACTTCAATACCTGGTCGATCCCCATGGTATTGTACAGGTAGTCCAAGTATGACTCTTTACCCTCGCGATCCGTACCATCGATCTCGATCTCGGTCAAAAAATACGAGATTACACGTTCGATGGCCGATCGATATACCCCGTTGTTTAGAATGAGGTATTCACAGTTGGCAGAGGCGACACCACCGGCAACATAACTGTGCTCACCTTCTACCTCGAAATTGCAGACCTCGCCTTCATACTCCTCTTCGGCCACACCTGTTACACGCCGATAGACATAGTTGCCGCGGATGAATGACCTGATCGCACCGCCTGCTTTAGCTTCAAAACCCTCAAGCGTCGCTTCTGCGTTGGCTACTTTGACAGACCACTCCTTGAGCCTTGCTGTGTCTTTCTTGCTGAAATGTACAGCGTAGCCGCCGCCAGCAGCGCCCCGTTTTCCCTTGCCTTTTGCATTGAATGTCTTGCAAAGGCCGGGCGTCATACCGAGAGAATGCCCAATCCGCTGCATTTGATAGGCTAGCAAAAACGACGTTGTCCAGCCTGTAGCGCCGTTGAACCGCCCCTTGCAGTTGTTGATGCTACCGTCGCCATCAATCCACCCGGCAAGAATTCGCAAACGGGTTTCGGGCTTGAATTGCATTGCACAGTTGGCGACTTTGGTTTTGGCCGAGCCGGGGAAGCGCTGTGACAACCAGCCGGGCATCATTGGATCGCAAACATGCAGCACACGAACGTCTGGGCGACCCTCCGGCGTTGTGATTTCCTGCGGATAGCCTGTAGCATCCTCGATTAGTTTGCGTAACCGCTCCGCGACCCCGAGTATCTCATCGGCTTCGCCCATATAGAACTTCGTCGACATGTCGCGATCATCGTTACGGACTGTAACCGCCTCCGCAAGATACATGCCAATGATGTATCCATCGTACGGGCAGGTTGCAGGTTGATCCGGTTCGATCGGCAGCGGTGTAACGAGGAAATCACCTATAGTCACGTCAGCTGCTGGCACCTTCTCGACGGGCAGCTCATCGAAATTCAGTTCACTAGGTTTCTTGCCCTGTGGAGCTTTTACCACAAACAGATTGTGACCAGCCGTCAGCTTGAGTGGTAGTTTCGCGCCTAGCGAGCCGACAGTAATCTGCCGAATCATCTCGCTGACGGGTCGGCAACTATAGCGAACGACTGTGCCCGGCTCGCCGTTCTTGTTGAGAACGACGTCGCCATCGCGTATGTCACCGATTCGCTTCAGCGATAGATCTGCCATCTCGATCGGTGTATCCGGTAACCAACACCATTTCAGGGCATCCGTAAACGTCGACGGCATTGCCAAGCTGGCATAGTCGCAGAATGGGTCGGGGAACTGTTGCACGCTACGGGAGCCGCGCAAGGCGCCAGAAACGAAATGTTGTGTAAGGAATGACATGAACGACCATCCTTGGCTAGGGCGTGGTTGTTTTGGTCTGCACCGTCAATTTACTAGCCACCGTGTCAGCCATCCGGCGCGTCGGATCTTGCTCCAACTGCGCTGGCGTTGCAACGGCCGCTTTCTTGACGTCGTCCTTTTCTTCTGGCGGGGTAAGCCCAGCCTTGATGACACCTTGCTTCTCCATAATACATATCCTCCATGAATCCCTGCATTTTGGGAAGGTCAACTCGGCATCAGTGGTACCGCTGGCGTCGGCGGCAACGCCGGCGTAGCAGACATGTCTCCCGGCGACTGGTTAGCAGGACATTCCTTATCTATCAGCAAAATGCAAATGTCGTAATCCAGGAATGGAAATTGCATGCCGGTAGTCTTCGCCACAAAGATGACGTCCTGGCCTTCGATTTGCACTGCCAGATCGGCATCGGTTTCAAGCGGAAAGTTCTTTGGAAACCCGACAGCGCGCCGATCAAATGCCAAGACCAGCGTTGCATCGCTACGCACAATCTGGTGATAGAACGCCTCCTGCCTGAATGGAACCCCCTTCACCTCGAACGTCACTTTGAATGTCGGCGGCCGCACTGTATTGCCGGCAGTCGGGGCTGCGCCGGGCGACGATCCGCCTCGCGTGAACGCATCAAATAACGACACGGCGCCTGGTTGTTGTACTGGCTGTGGCATGCCCAGCGGCCCCGAATCAGCGGCAGGAGGTATCGCCGGCGGGTTGTCGGGCTGGGCCGGCCGCTGAGCTACTGGCTGCGCTGGTAGTTGAGCAGGCGGCTGGGTTGGTAGTTGTGCCGCCAGCCCGCCGAGTGTCGCCGCTTTGATAGTTACTGGCGCCGTTGACAATGGACGACTGACCTGCTGCGGCGCCGCAGGGTTTGTACCCATAGGCTGCCCAATCGCAGCATTGGGCGGACTTTGTTGCCGTGACCGTGTGGTTGCCTTCGCTGTCTGAACGCCTTGATCGGCCAGCGTTTGTACGTGCGGCTGCATTGGTTCTTGACCTCCTCCTGCAGTTGCCTGTGGAACCACGTAGGTGCCAGGCA